TCCGCTAGCAGATGCAAACGATACAGTAAAGTTCTTTCTTGAGACAGGAATGAATAATCCGTCTTCGAATTTTTCCGTTCCAGATATTATCAAAGACGGAACCAGAAACGACACGATTTTTAAATTTGCTTGCATGATGCAGGCAAAAGGTGTAAGCGATCAGGCGGTGTATGCTGCAACAAAAGCAGAAAACGAGGCTAAGTGTGTTCCACCGCTTTCAGATGATGAGCTTGGTAAAATCATAAAAAGTGCATTGATGTATGAAAAGGGAAAACCTATTTATATAGCATCTGACGGCACTGTAAACCAAGGACAACGAGAGCCGGTATTTCAAACTAATGAAAAAGGGATGATCAAACAGACCATTTCAAACATGTGCGAGGCTATCGAATTTAATCCGGAATTATATGGAAAGATAAAATATAACACATTGTCATATTCTCCTTTTATTGTAGGAGAATTGCCATGGGAAAAACAAAATACATACAGGGAATGGAGCAATTCGGATGATAGCAATCTAAAAGGCTTTATAGAGTCCAGATACGGCTTAAAAAGCATGGAGAAGATCATGGAAGCGCTTAATATCGTGGTTAATAGGAATCCATATAATCCAGTAAAAGAGATGTTAGAGAGCATTTATTTACGATGGGACAAGAAAACAGGGCATATTGAGAATTTACTTCCGGATTACTTGGGTGTAGATAAAAGTCGATATACCACAGAATGCATGAAACTGTTTATGCTCGGAGCAATAAGCAGGGCGTATCATCCGGGATGCAAATTTGATTATATGCCAGTGTTCGTTGGAAAACAGGGAATCGGTAAATCGACATTTTTAAGACTCCTGTCAATGAATGGGACATGGTACAACGACAATTTTAATACAGTGGAGGGAGACAAGGCTCCGGAGAAGCTTAGGGGTATGTGGATGGTAGAGTTGGCAGAGCTTTTGGCTACAAAAAAGGCAAAGGAAGTAGAAAGTATTAAAGCATTTTTAACATCCACCGTAGATACATACAGACCACCTTACGGGCGCAGAACAGAGCAAAGACCGAGAGTGTGCGTATTTGCCGGTACGACAAATAATGATCATTTCCTAACAGACCGCACCGGAAACAGGCGATTTCTCCCAATCGTGACAAGAAAAGAATTTGTGAAAAAATCGATGTTTGAAAATAAAGAATTTGTGACAAACGATTTTGAACAAGCATGGGGAGAAGCGATGCATTTGTTTAAAGAAGCGAATGAAAATCCAGTTTTAATCCTCCCTCGAGATTTACAAAAATATGTTGAGGACATGCAAGCGGCGTTCATGGAGGAAGATGTGCGTGTCGGAATTATACAGGAATGGTTAAATAATACGTCAGAAGAGCGTGTATGCGTTGCAATGTTGCATCAAGAGGCTTTAAAAAACGATGACAAACCGAATAGGATGGAAACAAATGATTTGCACAGCATTATGCAAAATAGCATCCAAGGGTGGCATAGAGTGGAAAATTCTTCGGGCGGACGAGCCCGCTGCGGAAGGTACGGAGTACAGACATGCTATGTGCGTGACGAGGAGGCGGGATGCCACGAGGCGGATGCCGATGGATTCTACAAGGTGACACAAAGAACTATTTTTGATTAAATACTTTAGTGGACTAAAGTTGGTAAACATCAGGTAACGGTCAGGTAACAGTCAGGTAACACCCTACAAAGCCCGTGGTTGAGCCATTCCTTTATGATATTTAGCTATATGTTACCTGTGTTACCTAAAATTCCCTATAAGTATAAAATATATAATATATAAAAAAGGGTATATATAGGAAGTTAGTACAACGAGGTAACACTGCAACATTTTTTAAACAAGAAAAATGCCAACAAACCCAGTGTTTATGCGGGTTTGCGGGTTTTTTGCAAATGTTGCAAAGCGTTACCTGAAAAAAAATTGGAGTGAAACATTATGGAGTTAAGAGAAGTTAATTCTATTTTCAACGATTGCTATAAGCTATATAAAGAATTTTGCAGTAAAAAACTGGATTCAGACGATATGCATGAGTTTATCAAAGCTGTGGATCTGTTAAATAAAAAGTATAACTGCAAATTGGCAGAGGAGATTCTGTTGGCAGTCATGAATGAGATAGATCGAATTGGAAAAGAAAGAAGATGATTAAATGCAAGAAAGAAAAAGGGACTTATACGAGCCGTATTTGGACGAAATAAGGCAAATGCTTGAAGATGGGTGCGTAATTACCCATATACACAAGGAAATTGCGAAAAAGAGCGGAATTGACGCAAATGTTAAGACGATGAAGCGTTTTATGAGAGAAAAAGGCTTAATCCAGGAGTCTGAATGCGAAAAGACCGAAATCAATAAATTGATAAAAGATAAATTCAAGGGAATCAGTGATTACATGGATTTCTACGAACGTTGGGTGCGGACAAGTTGCCAGCTCAACAGGGCGGTGTCGAATCCAAACCGGATATTGATGCGGAGGTATTTACAGTAGGTTATGAAAAAAAGAAAGAGAATCCGAAGAAAAATGAAGTGCATATCTGTTCTTCCTGTGGACGGGAAATTATTGGAGATTACGAATACATAAAAACAAAGAGAGGGACAGAGTTGTATTTTTGTAAAGATATGAGGTGCAAAGATGGGAAAAGTTGATGATTATACAGTTGGGAGATCACAGGGGCTGATTCTGGCAAGAGAGATTGTAAAAAAGGATGGTATCGAGGGGCTGGAAAAAGAAATCCAGTTCCGGAATATCACTGGAATCAACACAGCATTAACCAGAAAAGAATTGAACATTGCCTGCGAAAAGATTAAAAACATGACACTGGACACAATGATGGTAATCGCAGTCGCAACGCTGCATGATGAGTTCGGGTTTGCTGGGAAACGGTGCAAGAGATTCATTGATCGGATGAACCTGAAAGCAGAGTGTCTGGTGGACGATATGGCAACGTGGGACGAATACACGAGGATGATAAAGGACGAGATTGGAATTGAGATGACGATACGGAGGAATGACTAATGCCAAAAGTGAAAGAAACACGCTTGCGAAAAGGCGACATGATCAAATGCGCTGATGCAGAGGATTGCGTGAGGACAATGACCGAATTGGCGGTCTGCGGGATAGAGACAGATTTTCTCTACGAAAAAGATGGAGAGAGTGGTTTATGGTTGGAAATAACGGGAGGAAAATTAGATGGATGAGAAGAAAGTTAAAGAAGCAATAGAGTATTTGAGTGGGTATATTCAATCAAATATAAATTTGATGGAAAAAATAGAAGGAATAGTGTGGATAGGTGAAGAACCATGCAAAACTGCAATCGAAGCACTGGAAAAGCAGTTGCCGAAGAAACCTATAGACAAGAGTTGTGTGAAAGATAATGATACTATTTACGGATATGTTGGTATATGCCCTAGTTGTAACGATATTGTTGACGATAGTATGATTGTTTGCGATTGTACACAAGTACTTGATTGGTCGGAATAATATTCAGGTTACCTGAGAGTAATTGTGGGAGACAGAAAGGTGGAGAACAATGGAGACGTTAAAGAAATGCCCGTTTTGTGGTGGAGAAGCGAAAATGAAAGTTAATGAAAGCACATTAAACACTTTAATCACTTGCCAGTCTTGTAATGTCACAATGAAAAATAATTTCAAAGGGCATAAAAGAATAAAAAAGCTGTTAGAAGAATTAGCAATCGAAGCATGGAATAGGAGAGTGGAAGAATGATTTTATTTTGTCCTGATTTAACGGGGAAAGAAGAGATAAAAGCAATGCTTATTGACAACGGCGATTTTGTTAGACCAGTGTTGCATCCGTGTATTAAAGAGAAATGTGTAGCGTACAAGGATGGAAAGTGCATGAAATACGATAATGAAGTGGAGGTAAAAGATGAATAGAGAAATCCTTTTTAAAGCGAAGAGAATAGATAATGGTGAATGGGTGGAAGGCCAGTATGCATATATTACCAATCCGCTAACAGAAGATGGTAAACCGATAAAACATCTGATTTGTAATGGAACTAGTATATTTAATGACTTGATTGATCCAGTCACCCTCTGCCAGTACACAGGGCTAACAGACAAGGACGGTAAGAAGATTTGGGAGAATGATATTTTACGAGGTCATGGAAACGATGATGACTTAGCAAAAGTTGTATTCGGGGAATTTAATGTAATTGATGTTGAGACACACGAAAAAGTAGATCGTGTTATCGGCTGGCACACGAAAGTAATTGAAACGGATGTATTAAGCAAATGCGAACCGTTTTGTCTGCCAATGCCGTTAACTGATTTTTACATTAAGCGATGCGAATATGAGGTGGTTAAAAATGTATTTGATAATCCAGAGCTGTTGGAGGTGGAGTGATGAGAACAATAATTTACACAGTAGATGATGAAGAACCAGATTGCAATAGATGTGATCATTGTTGCGGCGAAGATTGTTATTGCATCAAACAATGTGGAGCAGAACATGGATGGAATGGATACGAAAGGTTAGAGAGAATTGAAAGTGATGAGGAGTAACCATGTGGAAAATATTTATTGAGTATGACGATAAGAGCAAAATTACATTAACAGGAAAACACAAAGATATTCCGCTAAGGCTTGCATTAAAATATAACCTACTGTATGCAAATTCCCAAAGCTGCATAGGTGCAAAATATCAACGATATCCAAAAAAGAATTATCCTGAGATGGATTTAATGGATAAAATCGAGGAACTAGAGTTATTGGAGACGTAGTAATGAAAAAAGAGTGCATTAAATGCAAATATTATAAAAACTACTATAAATCAACAGAATGTTATTGCGAAAAAGGTTATTGTGTTATGGATAAGAAAAATAGGAGACGAAATAAATGAACGTACTAGAGAAGATCTTGGAAGAGATAAGCAAAGTTGAAAAAGAGTATGTAACTGGACATAAGGCGTTGTATGCGTTAGGTGCTACAGGCAAGGCAACCGAAATTAGTGGTATTATCCGTTCGCACATGGATGATGTTCCGGATAATAACGACGGTTGGATTCCGGTA